TAGGTTCTTCTACGAAATTGAGGAGAAGAAACATGATTGATAAATGTAAAAACGTTTGTTGCAGAGCCTGGAATTGGGTTAAAGGTTTATGGAACAAGTGGGTCAATTGGATCTTTAAAGGTTTCTATAAATAGTTATGGCCCTAAAAATTTCTGAGTCCGCAGCTGTACAAATGCCAATGAAGACGGTTGCCAGTTTGATCGCAATAATTGCGATTGGAACGTGGGCTTACTTTGGCATTCACGAAAAATTAAATCAACACTCTACAAAGATAGAGTTGATGCAAAAAGATTTAGACCAGAACTCAGAGTTTAGAATTAAGTATCCAAGAGGTGAGTTAGGCCAATCAGCTGGCGAAGCAGAGCTTTTTATGATAGTAGAGCACGTTAGTGGTCTGTTGGAAGATGTAGAGGCAGAACTTAAGAGTATGAGAAACAACGCTGTTAATATAGAATTTTTAAAAGATAGAACAAAAAAACTTACAGAGGATGTAGAGAAACTAATTAG